GAAAGGGCACCGGTACGACGGGCACAACCTGATCATCAGGCGCGGCAAGCGCGAGTGCCGGACGTGTGTATATGCCCGGAACGCGGAGAACCGGAAACGGCGCCGGACCATCGACAAGTGATCGGCCAGGGCGGGAGCTTCCGAGTCCCCGCCCTTCTGTGCTAACTTTGAAGTCACAACGGCGAAGTGGAGATCATCATGGACATCCAGGTCGGCTCGACCATCATGAACGGGTCGAGCGCTCTCCGGGTGGACCAGTGGGTGGAGAAGGACCCCCGCTGGAACAGGCCGGGCTGGAGCGGGATCAACATCCCGCTGGAGGCGTTCGGGGGCAACCCCGGGACGCGCAGCTTCCTGCCGGACTACCTGGCCAGCTCCTGGCGTCACGTGCCGTTCGAGTGGACGGTGTGCCCCGGGGGCAAGGTGGAGGAGCGCTACGTCTGGTCGCGCGGCTACCGCTACCTCCAGCGCGAGGTCCGCCGGATCGTGGAGCTTCCGGCCGAGGACGCGTCGCCGGTAGGGCTCACCGAGGCCGGGGCGTGCGTCGTGGACAACGCCACCGGATGGTGCTCCACGCACGAGAGGACCGAGGCATGAGCGCGCTCCCCATCGGCCTCCAGCTCCTCGTCTGGGTCTACTTCCTGGTCGCCGGTGGCGCGCTGGCCGGGTGCGTGGGCCTGCTATTCGCTGGCCTGGTCCACGGCCGCCACCGGCGCGAGACCCACTGGCTGGCCGCGCTCCGGCGGGTTGTCCCCAGGGTGTGGAAAGACCTTGTGGATGGGCTCGTGGCCGGGATCGAGTTCCTGTTCTACGGGAGGCCAGCATGACCGGGCTGGGTCGGATGACCGCCCCGGACCGCCGCCGGCCACCCAGCACACACGCCAGGAGACAACCAATGACCACATGGCACGCCTGCACTCACGACTGGCCCGTCGGCGGAGCGCCGCTGAGCCCTGAGAGCGTTCGCCGCGTCCTCGGCCAGTTCGACCAGCACTTCCCGGCCGCCGTCGAATCCCTCGCCCGCACGGCGCTGCCCGAGCCAGCCGCCCGCCTCGCTGCCGAATCCACGGAGGAAGCCTGATGCCCACAGTCGAAAAACTGCGCATCGAGATCGCGAAGGCGCTCGTCCGTGTCGGAGCCGACGAATCAGACGCCATCTTCGAATGGCACGCCTGTGTCCACCAGCCTGCCTGTCCAGCAGCAGCCGAACTCCCCGCGCCATGCCCCTGCGCCGGAGTCCCGTACCTGTCCGACGAGGCGTGGGCTGAACTCGCGCCCATCATCCGCCGCATCCAGCAGGGAGCGCTGTGCGGGCCGTGTCTGGAGAAGAAAGGCAGTATGGCATGACGTTCGATGTCCTGGAAGACGAGAGCTGGAAGCTCAATCGCGACTTGACCCTCTACCTGGCCGGTCCGATGAGCGGCTACCCGGAGTACAACTTCGACGAGTTCGCGCGATGGGCGGAGATCTTTCGGCGCGGTGGACTCAAGATCGCGTCGCCCCACGAGATCGACCACGGCGAGACGCCGGAGACGCGCGGAAGTCTGCCCTACCAGACGTACATCGACGCGGGCATGAATCTGCTCGAGTCCTGTGGCGGCATCATCCTCATCGCCGGGTGGCCGCAGTCGAGTGGAGCATGCGCCGAACTATCCCGTGCCATCGACCTCGGGATGCCCGCTTACTTCGCGTGCGAGTATCACGAGTACCCGGAGGACATCACCCTGCTCGTCAGCATGAACCGGAGGCCAGCATGACCGGGCTGGGTCGGATGACCGCCCCGCTCCCCCCGCTGTGCGGGCCGTGTCTGGCCGAGATGGGCCGATGGCTGGACACATCCCCCTCCACGCTGATCCCCCGCCTGGGGTTCGCCCATGGCTCCGGCGCGGCGTACGACGTGAGCCCGGCCGGGATCAGGGACCGGCGCGCCGCGCGGTACGAGGAGTGGCGGCGGACCGTCCAGCACGGCCGGGCGATGGTGGCCGTGGCGTGCCGCGCCGGACATCACGCGGAACCCGGAGTTGACACTTCACAGTCAAGCCTGTAATGTTCTGGGTGTCGGGAGAACAGGCCCGGCACCCAGTGAAAACTCCACAGTGAGGAAGCCAGCCATGGACAAGACGATGGTCATCTACGTCAGCGTTTCCAGCGACCCGCGTACGGCGCACATCGGCCGCTACTTCCTGGACATCCGCGACACGAGCCGCGAGACCCAGGACCCGCGCGGACGGCAGATGACGACCCGAGTCACCAACGACCCGGCCGAGTTCATCCGTAAGGCGACCGCCGAGGGCATCCGCCAGGGAGTCCTCGTCACGTTCGAGGACGAGACCGGGGAGGGACTGGACGCCTGAGCACGAGGAAGCCCCCGACCACTGGCCGGGGGCTTCTCCGCATCCTGGACCACTTCCGTCCAGGGACCGGGGTATCAGGAGGCGGCGGGCTTGACCACGGTGGAACCGGGGTGCCGAGCCGCGAACGCCGTAGCCTCGGCCTCGGTCGACTTGGTGACGGTCAGCCCACCGGCCAGCTTCACCTTGTAGGTCTGCCTCTTCGCCTTGTCCCTGCACGCGCAAGCCATGGTCACTCCTCCCCGAGCACCGAGGCCAGCGCACCTCGCGCGGCCTCGGCCCGGCTGTTGTCGTCGGCCTCCACCGTACGCGCCAGGGCCTCGCGCGCCTCGGCCTCCTCGGCCAGGCGCGCCGCCTCGGCCCGCTCGGCCGCCAGCGTCCGGCGGACGATGGCCTCCACGCTCAGCGTGCGCCCGCCCAGGGTGGCCACCGGGTCCGGCCCCAGCGACGCCGTGAGCGCGGTCTGGCGACCGGCCCGGTTGACGTGCGTCTCCACCACCGGGAACCCCGGCTCGGAGTGAGCGCGCGGCCCGGGGGAGAGGGCCAGCACCTCGACCAGGGACAGGCCCGAGCCGATCTCGCGCCAGTCGCCCGAGACCTTGCGCCGGTCCAGGACCGCGCGGTCCTGGCCGGTCAGGCCCGGCTCGATCACCCCGGCCACCACGATCCCGTGCTCGTCCGCGTACGCGCGCACGTGAGCCGCCACGGTCTTGCCGTCATAGGCGCTCATGGCCGCCGAGGCGGACAGCGCCAGCCCGGCGTGTCGGCCGCCCAGCGTGATCCGGCCGGCGGCGATGATGCCGCCGTCCGAGGTCTCGACCGGGTGCCGGTTGAACCAGGCGTAGCTCGCGTCCTCCTTGGGCGGGGTGACGCACACGCCCTCGTAGCCCACGTGGCACGTCGCCCAGGTGGCGATGTGGCCGTAGACCCGGCCGTTGTCCCAGTCCCAGGTGATGGCCGTCGGGCCGTCCAGCACCGGGAGCGCGAACGCGCCGACCTCGGGCCGGTGCCCGGCGGCGGACGCCGTGAGCGCAGACATGCTGGCCACCAGGGTCTCCAGGTCGGCCGCCGCCGTGCCGCTCGGCTCCCCGTCGGTCGCCTCCTCAGCTATCAGCTCCAGGGGCCGCGAGGTCTCGGAGAACGCCGGGATGGACACGAGCGTGGCCGCCCGGACCCGGCCCTGGGTGATCAGAAGCTCCACGGCGGGCTCCGCCCCGTCGTTGGCTTCCATGTACTCCTCGACCATCTCCCAGGTCAGCTCGTCGTCCGAGCCCGCCATCACGGGCTTGGCCTCGAACGAGTCCAGGTCCACCGACGGCCCCAGCGTGCCCTCGTTCGCCAGGTGCATGGCCTCGGCCACATCCTCGGCCAGGCGCGGCATGTCCTCCCGGCTCACACCGTCGAACATCTCGCCCCGGCCGTACACGCCCTGGCCCTTGGGGTCCAGGCCCTTGGCCGCCTCGGGCGAGATCCACCCGTCGGCCAGCGCCTTCTCGTGGGTCAGGATCTTGGCCTCCTGGACGGCGCCGATCACCACGGCGCCATCGTGGCCGCCCTCGCGCTGGCGCGCCCACTCGAACGGCATCGGGAGGTCAGCCAGGCTGATCCCTCCAGCGGCGAACCGGCGGCCGTCCCCGGTGCTCACACCGATGGGGGCCAGCAGGGTGCGGAACTTGGTACCCATGTCTTCCTCCTCCTGGCCAGGCTACCGGCGGCGCCGGAACTGGCGGTTACTCATATCCACTGACTCTCCGCGTTCAACCAGTAGCAGTGTGCAACGGCACTGGATCGTCTCTTGGGGAGGGCCGGACGGGTCACCGGGGAACATCAGCGCGAACCCGCCCACGTTGGGCGGGCGGGGGGGCGCGAGCCGCTGGCCGGCGGCCAGCCGGTGGGTCTCGCGGGTCCGGTGGTCGAGGGTTGACAACCAGATCCGCGCCAGCTCCAGCTCGGGGTCCGTCTCGGCCGCCGCCCGGACCGCCTCGGCGCGCCCGGCGTTCAGGGCGCCGATGGCCTCGGTGCGC